AAATCTATGACACCTCTTCTTGCCTGAACGTCTCTCAAGAATGGTTCAACGAGGTTTCTGAACGAAGCACGGGTAAATGCGTCGTTCTGCTCGAAGAGAGCAAACTTGGAAGCAGTTGAGATTGCTTTCTCAAGAACTATAAACAAACGACGAACATTGAGTCTGTCGAATGCACTTGGTTTCGATAGAAGGGTCTTGTCACCAAACAAGACAGTTCCCTCACCGGGTGCAGAAATAACTGGGTTGATTTGATCTGAGTAGAGATCATCTCTCTGTGGTTTTCCGGGGTTGTATGCAAGTTTAACAACATTTCTGAGTTGACCTCTGTTGTAACCTGCTGGTGAGAACCATGTCTCTGATTGCTCGTCTGAGCGAGCAGCAAGACCAGCGGTATCGCCGTTGAGAGGAACCCATCTGAACACATCGTTGTAACGATCGTACATATACTTCCAACCACAATCCATGAATGCGAAGGAAGAAGACTTGTTGAGGTTGTTGCTTGTGAAGTCAACGTCACCGCCTCTTTCAGAACCATTGATACCAAGTCGGTAAGCAATTGTGTTTGCAGTTGCTATTTGTGACGACTTTGGTGCATTGGATGAGGTGAGAACGGCAGTCTTCGCTGGTGAGAAGAATGCAACACAATCCTTACGAGCATCGCACATATCTACGATGGTCTGAGCAGAGTTGCCTTCGGTTGGACCAGCAACGATGAGTGACACATCAACGGTTTCTGAGTCAGCAAACTGATCAAAACCATCAGTGTAGTAATCACCATCGGAAGGGGCACCAGCAGAACCGCCTGTCATTGAAGCATAGAAGTTCTGAGAGAGAGTTGCCCATGTGACACCTGCTGATGTTGATTCAGTACCCCATTCAGCACCCCCAGTTGGAGTGACTTCTTCATCGAGGTGGTTGCCCCACCAGATGTAGTTGGAGTTTTCGTTGATGACGGTCTTGTAGTAGTTTGCAGCACCTTCGAAGTTCTTGACATTTGCACTCTTCGAAACAGACTCAAACTTCTCAAGAACGGAGTTCTTTGTGCCTGTCCAGTCGCCATCTTCGTCGATGACAATAACGTGGAGCAAGTCGTTTGCACCACCTTGGTTCTCGACCGAAGTGCTGGTTGCGGGTAGTTGCTGTGAGAACTCGTTGTAGTACTTCCAGAGTTTCTGAGCAAATTTTCCACCGGCACTTGCGAATGTTGCACCAGATGTGACTTGACCACAGACAAGAACTTCATCAGTTGCTGCACTGACAGTACCAGCAGCAAATCCAAAACCACTTGCACCAATAGTGACAAGAGCGGTAGCACCAGCACTTGTTTCTGTCTGTGTAAGAGCAGAAATTTCAGCAAAACCTCTAACACCACTCTTGACGGTGGTGAGAATATCACCAGTGGCAAGAACCTTTGTTCCCGGTGTGACTGTGAATGTGATGCCTGCTGCGGCGTCTAGACCGAGCGAAACATCTGCTTCAACGAAGGTCGAGAGCGAAACAGCACCAGTCCAACCAGTGATTGTTTGTGGTGTACCGCGACCGAATCTAAGAAGATCCTGTCCAGTCACTGCTGTGTTTGTGCTAACGTGATAGAAAGTGCTTGTGCTTGTGCTGGTTGACAACGCACCTTCAGTGATACCAGTTGCACCCGGATCAGCGAAGATCGGATCGAGATTAACGTGTGTTTCGTCTGATGCCGAGATACGAAGAGCATTACCGAGTGGTCCCGGATATTTTGCGATGAAAGCGTAACCTGCTTGACCGGTTTCTTCGTAGAAATCTCTGTTATAATCATCAGAGTTCTTTACGATGTTGTAACCAGTAACACCTGTTGTTGCGTTGTTGGATGTGGAGTCAACGACACGAACAACAAGTAGGTTGTTGCTATAACCGAGGAAGTTCGCTGCGGTGAACCAGTGAGCGTAGTTCTCATTTGTTGGTTTGCCGTAGGTTCTTACGAGTTGATTTTCACTGTTAATTGATACTCTTTGACCAATTGGACCCCATTGGAAAAGACCCGCAAAACCACCAACGGTGGTTGAAACAGCAGGGATCACGGATGTCAGGTCAATTTCTTTTACATCGACTGCTGGACTGAGTTGAAATGCCATTGTTTTCTCCTTTTCAACAATATTTTGCTTTACTACTAAAGATCATTTCACCATCCCATACTGTTTGGATCTTGTTCGATATGCCAACGATTACCTTCATTATCTATAAAACTAGTCTCTTCTAGACCATCATCCACAAACCCAAATGGTGCTAAATCTTCTTCGATCTGTTGCATCTTCTCTTGATAGAGTTTCGTTCTTATATCTAGGTCTGTGAGTTCCTTGAAGTAATTCTGCGTGCTACACCAAGCAAACAGAACCAGAGTCATCACCAAGTCGTCATGGTGTCCCGTTTCTGCTTCGTAACTTCCCTTCTTTGCGACAAAAGCGGTGAGTTCTTGAATTGTGTCGTAGTCTTCCACGATCAACTTGTCACCTTCGATCATGTCCTTGAGAATTGAACAACCAACTTTCTTGACGGTAACGGTCGTGCGAACACCAAGTTGAGTCTGAAAACTACCAAAACCACCATCCATTGTCTGACCTTTACGCCCTCGAATACTGGTCACTAACAAGTTTTCATACTCATGTTCGTTGTACAGAATATCTGCAACCTGACCACCTATATCGTTGATCTCAACCATGCAGAACGCTTTATTGTAAATATGACCAATCGCATTTACAATCGTCGGAAGAAGCATGGGTGCCAAGTTGTTGTTTCGATAAGTTGCTACGATACGATACGGCATTTCTGTGATGTCGATGACGTTGATCGCATGGTAATCAATTTCCTGACCGCGTGAGACATCTACCGCCATAAAATATGTGTGATCTTTTTCTGGTTCGTAATAAACCTTTAGACCATCATCACGTTGTTTCTTTGGACGCATATAAGCAAGACATTTAAGTTTTGCAGGATTGATCAGTGTGTTCTGTGACCCGATAAACTCGCACTCAAACTCAGCACGAAACTGGGACGCAGATGTGTTGCGTATTGTCTCTTCTTTCCATTTGTCATCACGACCCGGAACTTCCGACCAATGAACCTCAATAGGGACATAAGAATTGTTTCCTTCTTCAGCATCCCTCCAAAGTTTGTAGTACATATTCAAACCTTTGGGGGTACTAATAATTAGGACTTTTGTTTCCTTACCAGATGAGATAGTCGGATAAACAGAGGAGAAGAATTCATCAGCAACATTCTCAGGAACATACGCAAATTCGTCAAGAAAGATCATGTTGAACGAACCACCACGGACGGCAGATGCAGATGTCGATGACGCAAGAACCTTGGAACCATTCTCAAGAGAAATGTTTCCTTTGTTCCATTCTACAATACCCTGCTGCAACCAGTTTGGAAGGTGTTCGTATGCGAGTTTAAGTCTGTGTAGAAGTTCTCTCGCTGTTGCTTGTTTGTTTGCAAGAATTGCAACAGAAACCTGTGGGTTGAACAAAACGTAATGAAGAAGATATGCGATAACCGTCGTGGACTTACCACTTTGTCGAGGGAGTTTCGCGATCACGAAGCGATTGTTGTGAATTGTATTGACCATGTTCTCTTGGTATTTGTACAACTCAAAGTTAACCAAACCCTCGTCAAGAGACACGATTTGTATGTAATTTTTGATGAAGTAGATGGGATCTTGAGAGCATTTTAGATATTCTTCAACCTGCTCTTGTGTATACTGAACTTTGACACCAGAGGGTTTGAGATTTATATTACCAAGATAAGTGCTTTTTTCACTCACTAGACTTTTCCTTCAGTTGCTTAAAGTTATTCTTCACTAACTCTTGCAGGTCTTTCGTCGAACCAACAAAGATAGAATTGTTGGTGATGCTTCCTGCTTTCTGTGCTTCAGGATTGTCTCGATCCAAATCTTTCATTTGTTGATGTAGACCGATGAGATCCTTGTTCGCCTCGGTCACGCTCTTGATGAGTTGTGAGACGACCTCATACGCTCTTGGAGACTCTCCTTCGCTTGCGACGGACAGAATCCCGTCAATCGCCACCATACCCGTTTCTATTATATTCTTTAGATTTTGTCGGACTTCAGCGTAGTCGCCATTTCGATCTTTTTCTCTGAGGTTATTACGAACACCATCCGAGACATGAATTTCGACTGGTTTCTTTTTCTGTATTGGTTTTTCGATAACTTCAGGTTCAATGTTCAAAGCATTTTCTAGATTTTCACTCATATAGTTTCACCGCCTTCTGTCAATGTCATTGGTAGGGTGTATACATCGGATACTGAACTTGTATATGTATCGACTCCAGATTGATTACCAGAAGGTCCAGTGACTGATGTTTCGATATAACTAACCGAATTCGTTGGTCCAGTTATAGAATGAAAAATATCAAACTCTGAGTTTATGAGACTAGCATTAATAGTATTGATAATCTTTCCTGTTTTTCTTGGTCCGAAAACGTAAGTTCTTGCAGAGAATGTTAATGTGAATATTATTGCTCTTTGCTGAGATGTGTCACCTTCGTAATCAACTTCTTGTGAGACACTTGTGAGTGTTATTGGAATGTCCATTCGAGTTCTGGAGTTTGTGAAGTTAACGGATACTGTGAATTCTGGAGTGAAGTATGGTAGTATTTGCTCTATTATCTGAAGAGCATCTTCCATTGTTCTTGCTGCGACCGCCATCGTGAAATCAACAATATATGGAACCTCTGCATATTCATAGTGAATTTTGGTCACATCATCATGTGTAGCATATCTTTTTGAGAGTGTGTTTCTTTTTCTTTCTGCATCATAACTCATGGTTTCTAGTTCAAAACCAATTCTTGGAAGAATTTCTGAAATGTCTCTCGGATTATCAAGACTTTTGAATTTCGAATATTCATCAAACATTCGAATGAATTTCTCTTTAG